CTATCGTAGATGTCAGGTAGTGGTTCGTATAGTTTAATTGTTACTGCTGTCTGCCCATTATACGGGATAGCACCTATGTTGATCCCTATAAGAAGGTCGTTATTCCCGAAATTTAACCTAAACCCGTCGAAGTAAGATTGATTTTTTAAATCTTCAGCAAAAAGTAAAGCTGTCTGCTGTACTGCACTACTATCTAAGGTAGATGCAAGAAGTCTTAACTCTGTTCTATCTTCAGATATTGTATTAATAAAAAATTCAGCAGTTGATTTATCAGGTGTAAATATATCATTTATAAAGTGGTAGAGTAACTTAACTCCTCCATTAGTATATCCATATTCAATACTATCAGATACAGGGTCAATAGTTAAGTTAGAAGCACCTGGTTTTCCGGCTGACTGTGCGTTTCCTAAAAATTTATACCTTGTATAATTGCTGTCGCTTTCAAGTAGGGTATCTGTTGTTGAATAGATATGTAATTCTGAGAAATGTTTCTGAGGATCAAATAAATTATTAATCTCAAAGGAATCTATTAAACTTTTATCAGCTTCTGAATATTGTTCGAATCCAGGTATTATTTCTGGTAAACTATCGGTAACTGTGTATGTTATATCTGCCATCTACTATACTGTTGTTTGTAGGGTTAATATTTGCTGATTTAATCCAAGATTTTCTTCTCTTAATTGTGCTATCTCATCCAATAGTGGTTGAATATCTTGAGTAATTGTATCGAAAGTTAGTAATTCAGAACTCTTCCGTACTAAATATTGATGTGAATTTGTTTCACCTAATACGTCGATAACATAATATAAATCTTCATATAACCTAAAGAAAGTTTCTATATCATCTGTTAGATCTACAGGAGGTAATATAAAAGTATTAAAGTTTCGGTCTACTACTTTTGTAAATTTAGTATTATTGAAGACGGTTTTCTTTATCTCTACACTTCTATCCATTTCTTACTACCTTAAATATATTTTGATTATCAATTACTGTTGTACTTCCATCTAAAGTTGTCTTAACTAATATACGGTAATATCTCTCCGGCTGCAACCCATCCATATACACGTCAAAAAATGATCCATTTGAATCACAGCTTACTTTAGTGAATTGAGTATCAAAATCTACAATCATCTCTTCTGTATTCTCATCTCTTAGTCCCCAGTATGATGCTGAAGGTAGAGCATAGTTTGTTAGGTATGCTGAAGATGTAGTAAATGCCCTAACTGGGTATTTAGGTCTTGCAGAGAGTCTAAACCTCTGTTTACCTACATCTGTATATCTTCCTCTATTATTTGTTAGGTTGATTACTGCTATATTATTTGAAAGGACTGTTAAAGAACCTGTATTATAACTACTATCATCCCATTTGAATTCTAAGAATGGTGGATAGATAGTATTTGTATCTGCCCCAAAATATTTTAACCTAATAGAGGCTGTTGTATTATATTCAAGATTATTTGGTAGTTTTAGTATAAACCCGTTATTACTTATTGTATTTGCATTGAATAGCTGTATAGCTCTAGTAACGTTTATATTAACATCATTTGTTGAATTTAAAGCATGTGATTGTGTAAATTCTAGATTTACTCCATTTGATCCTGTATACCAGTTTCCACCTCCTGGTGTTGATCCTGATAGAAAAGATCCTGTTGTATTTGTTGCAAATCCTGTTGTAGTCCAAGCTCCTCCTTGTCCTGCTAATCTATACTGCCAAGAGGTACCTGTCTTGTTTATTGGTGTATCTCCAAACTTACCTACACCGTTATCCCATGTTCCGTATACTGGATATGCATATAAGTCGTAGTTAACAGGTATTGTATAAGCATCTGCTAAATATAGATTTAAGCTTGCACTATATCCGGCTCCGGCTATCTTATTGGTAATTACATCTTGAATTTCAGAAGTCTTATACTGTATTAGTAACCTATTTGTCTCTCCTAATCCTGTAGTTGCTACATAACCGCCTATCTCAATTATTTCATCCTTCCTGCATTACCTGTTGGTACTTCAGATGAAATAAATGTATCTTTTTCGGGAAATATTCTATATACTGCCATCTTATAGTGTTGTTATTCTTCCTTTAATATCTGTATCCGGGAATTTTACTTCAAAGATCATAGGGTCATATGAGGGGTATACTATATTATTTCTAGTAGCTCCTGCTATGTCGTATGCGTATTGTGAGTAGGTTCTTCCTGCTTTATTTACTACCTGTATTTTTTGTACAGTTTGAACTCCTTTTTCTTGATCAAGTAATGTATATAGACTTGAAAGGTTTATAGGTTGGTTTATATTCCATTTATTAATATCAAAATAGTCTTTAATTAGGTTTGTACAGGCGAGAAGTACGTCTCTTCCCTGAAAATTTGGTTTAACTATTATATCGAAAATTACTTCTATGTTAACTACAAATGCATCTTTTATATTAAGTGCATCTGTTAGTATCATATAGTTTACTAGATACTGCTTTAAGTTATCTTTCAGACTATTTGTTAGTTTTATTAATTTTCCGTTATTATCAAAAGCTAAAGTATACATTGAAAGTGATAGTGGATTACTATCTATTATACTATCTGTAGTAGAGTTAGGATTTGTTAATTGATCTTGTGCAGTATACACTTTTGCAATAGATCCATACTTTGTTGGCATTGATAAAGCTCGAACTGCATAATCTTGTAAAGTTACTGCTCTATTCTGTTCATTAAATGCTCGTAAGGTATTTTGTCTTAACTCTTCTACTGTATCTCCATCCCTTCCTCCTGCTGCTGCTAGTGGATTATTAAAAGTTAATGTTAATGATTTGTTTGTACCGCCTCCTGGTATTGATATTGTTCCTGTTGTAATAACAGATGTTATTGTATTAGATGGTACATTTGCAGCTGAACCTCCACCAACTAGGTAGGTAATAGTGAGAGTTGTATTCTGTGGGGCTAATCCGTATGTCTGGGTATATAGGAAGTTACTGGGATCATATGCGTATTTTAATTTACTAGTAACATTACCTAATCCCATACCTACATTGGTAGGATTTGGAGTGATCACAGAATCATCTTGACTTGCCACCCCTGCACCAAATTGAATTTGTAATTCTCCTGTAGATGTAAATCTTGTTACAAATCTTCTAGGCACTTTCTGTAGTGATAATAAATTTGGCACTAATCCCATATCAGAAAGGTTATTAGGAGTGTCTATAAATACTGTCTCTTGTCCTAAGAAAGGTACTTCAGTCCAGGTATTTCCACCACTATCAGTTATTGATAGTATTCCTTGAATACCTGTATCTGCAATTGTTATTGTTTTAAATTTCTCTACAGATCCTATAGCTTCTTGAACTGTTTTTACTTCTCCTGAAAATGCTTTTACTGTTTTTGTTAGTCGGTAGTCTTTTGGATTTCCTCCTAAAAGAGAATCTATAAAAATATCAGTAGGGTCATAAGAACTTGAAAAAGTAAAATCAATAGGTTTATCTATAATAAAGTTTATATTCCCTGTTGTAGTAGATTTCAATCTTGTGTTTGGCCCTATTCTTAATGCTTGAGTCCAGTCAGGGGAATAAGTAGGTCCTGTTGCACTTATGAGTTGAGAGACTTCTATATCTACTTGAGAAGCAGCAATAACTTTTGGGGTATAACCCATCATATAAGCTAGGTTGTATAGATTAGAAGGGTTTTTAGCATACTGTAAGTATGTTTCTTGTAATTGGGTATCTTGGTAGAAAGCTAAAACATCTCCTACATAAGCAGCCATTTCAATAAACATCATACCTGGTGATGTTGGTGAAAAGTCGTTATAGGTGTCTGGGAAGTAATTTTTAGCATACTCTATAAGCTGTGCTCTAAAGTCTGTGAATTCCCTGTTTACGTATTTTATATCTCTATCTTGAATCATTATTGTTGAAAGTTAATTGATAATTCATCTTGTATATTAGTTAACCTAACGTTGTATCTTATTGAAATAGTTATAGTCTGTGAATTAAGATCTTCCACTACCTGTAAGTTTTGTATATTAATATTTGGGAACCATTGAGCAACCCCTGATCTTATTACGGTTTTTATTTCATCTTTCTTATCTTCTGTCATCTGGTCAAAAAGCAAAGCTCTTAGTCCTGCCCCTAAATTCGGATTTAAAAATCTTTCTGATGTACCTGTTAGAAAATAATTAATTAAATTAGATTTTAATGCATCTTGTGTAGAGTATGTTGTATTAAATACACTATTAGAGGAGAAGGGTAATCCTACTCCTATTCCAACACTTGGCTGCTGATCTAACGGATTTATTTGTTGTACTTCAAATGCCATTATCCTCCGAATCTCTGTTTATCCTTTTCTTGTGATGCTTTAAAGACAGCTGCTGCATTTTTAACGAAATCAAACTGTGATATATCTAATCCTGGTTCTGGTCTTGTAAAACTTTCTTCCATCATTACTGGATTCATTCCTAATCCTGGTGCAGAAACCATATCTGACATTCCTGAATATGCTGTCCTATATTCATCTCCTACCATTTCAGCCTTGGTTTCATTTAGTAAATCAGCGATTGGATCTCCTGTTGAAATTCTAGTTCTCTGTACCGGTGGTGTGTATGGTTCGTATTTGGTTACTTTAGTAACTTGCTTTTTAGGTGCTTCTGTTAGTACATCTACTAACTCCTCTCTAAGTACTTCTCTTACTGCTTCTTTTATTAATCTTTTAAAAACTTCTGTCTTCATAATTATAAATAGTTATGTTATACTAATTGATTATCTATTCTAAATTTAATCTCATCTAGTAATACCTGTGTAGAGGAACTAAAGGAAGATGGCCCTCTTAGTACGATACTTCCTTTTTTATTTTTAGCAATAGCATATCTTCTTGGTGCTATTTTTGGTGAATTTGGATCTTCAATTATTTCTAAAGTATAACCCTTGTATAAGTAGTTTGAATCTGGTGTTCCTTCTGATCCTGTATTTCTTGGAGGTTGTG